CCTGGCTACTGGAGCCTGTTGGAGGAATCCAACACCCACCCTAAGGGCCGTCGGAGGGGGTGCATAATCCCCCCCGGGGCCTTAGAGGCAGTCGAGGCACGTGTCCAAGTAGGACATCGTGTAGAGGGTTCCGGGGGCCAACCCGGTGGGTCATTAGCTCAGGGCAATGCATGCACCTGAGCTTTCCCACTGGCTTGGTTTCCGAAATTCCTCTATTAACTGCCTCCTTAGCGTGTATCAGTTGACACGCCGAAAGGGTCCATATGACATCGCCATCTCCTGATAGAGTGGTGAAGTACATATGCCGAAGAAGCGTGCATGATTCACATACCGCCTGATCATCCACTTTCCTGTCCACCGTGATGGATACGTCTCTGTGAATTTTAGAGACGGATCATCTAAGTGTTCAAGTCCGTGCATGTCAGGACCAGTCGGTTCGTGAGTGCCCGCCAGACGTGCGAGGTACATACCCTTCAGGTAGTCCTCTACCACTTGCTTCACCGGACGCATTTCAGGTACAAGCTTGCACCTTGATGCCCCTAGTGTAACAAGTGAGGTCCTAACTTCAAGATCCCAACCTCCGTGCAGACTGCGCGGAACGAGGGCTATGAACTCTTTCCAGATCTCATAAAACGAATAGAGAGGTTTCTCTACTGTTTCGTACAGATCAATACCTACACGTTGCATCCAGTTTCGCAACTGATTCAACGCTAGGATAAGGTCAGAGACATCCGAGAACGGTTTACGGATGTAGAAAGGACTCACGTCTAAACCGCAGTAGTAGTGCTTACCGCAGCTTTCGAAAAGCGGACCCGTAATAAACGATTTACTTGCGTTTACACGGAACCCCGCCCACCCGAGCACTGCGATAAGCGTCTTAGCGTATCTCTGATTGATAATCAGGTCATCGCCGAAGACGCCTACAACTACGTCTGTCTTGACGTTGCCAGTCAGCTCATCAGTTTCTTCTTGCACAGCTCGTGCAAGTGAGTAAAAGATGAGCGACTCCAGCTCGAACGTGAACCCATTACCCATTGACGAGATCATCTCATTTTCGTGAGAACCCCCGTCAATGAAAGTTTTGGGAGAACGAAGAGCCATAAGGAGATCGTTCCAGTGTGGGGGGAGCAGAGCTCTCACCAAACCCTTCGCCAGACTATCACTAGCTGACGATAGGTCAATGGTAGCGTAGCCTTTCTTATAGGCTTCGCTAGCAAGGTACTGGTTCCGGCCTTGATCGTTTAGATCGATGCCGTGTCTCCTCAGCTGTCGGCGAATATGATTGCCGACCGCCTTTTGACAGTACAGATTTAGATCTGGCTCTTTACAAGCCACACGATCTATCTCTGCATTCTTCGGTACCGTGAATAGGATGTTTCCCCTAACCAAGCGAGGCCATTGCTGGTCTACGCCTGACATCTCGCTCCAACCTTCATGAACACGTCGGAACTCTGACATGTGGATGAGGCGGAGAAGAGAAGGGGTTGCATCCATTTGCTCGGTAAACTTGCGTGCAAGATTGTCAAGCGAACGTTTCTTGGAAGTACTTGCCCCACTAGTAAAGCCACCACCTTCGATCAAGAATGTGGAGAGCTCATCACCAGTAGGGCAATTACCAAGAATCCTCCTGATAAGACTTCTGGCTCGGAACACGATGTCCCAAGCTGTTGTCACAAGAGGGAGTGAAGAATCGACAGTCCTCGTCCTAGAGAGCAATTTAAATCTAGGATTCGTCGTATCGATTCGTACGTTCGTTCGCTGATTGCGACGCTCAACGCCCAGCCACTTCACGATGGCGGCTGTGCGACGTTCTTCGTTAGAGACTGCACCTCGTGGATCATTGTACTTAGCGAGCAAATGCTCGTTTAGGTAGAAAACACCAGCGAGGGCCGGTTCTGCACGACCTTCTGCAAATTCCTGATGATAGGAAACTCATGCATAAGGTAATGTTGCAGGCACCGGTTCAGTTTCCATACGAAATCGTCCGAGATCTCTCGAAATTGGTTTTTCGTAGCGTTGTGCTTACGAGCTGCCATTATGGTTCTCCATAGAGAGAGGGTTTGACTTAAGAAGGATTTCTTAGGTCATCAGTCTGCTACGCCTGGTCTTAGACAGACCAGACGTATTGACCCTTGACAACAGTGTCATGGGTCAGCGGTTTCGACACCGCAAATGCAGACGTCAGCATGC